CTTTTTTTAGTTTTCTTAATGACACCTTTTGCCATTAGTATGTCTTTCTTAGTGATCTTACCATCTCCACTAAGATCTGGAAACTTCTTTTTTTTCTTAACTGAGCCACCTTTTTTAAAACCACCAGGTGCATTTTTAGATGTCAAATCTAGATCTTGAACTATTTTCATGGCAGCTTGTTTATCTTTATAATCTGGCTTTTTCTTCCTAAAATTAGCTAAGGCTTCAGCAGCTCTAATTTCATTACCCATCTTTTTATATATTTGTGATAACTCTGAATCACCGCTGGATTTTTTAGTTGCCATTATGGAAATATCTTTCTTATTGCTTTTTCAACAATACCTTTTTTACTACTAATTTTTCCACTACCAAGAGTAATTCTTCTACTAAGAAAGTTGCTAGTAGAGGGTGTGGGAATTTCTCTTATCTTAGTTTCGTCAGTAACTTTTGGAACTTTAATGTGATCATATGTATATTTACCTGCACCCATGATTAATCCTACCTTTATACGTTAGTCTTTGCAACTATTTCTGCAAGACTTTCACACCTTTTTGTTGTTTGTTTATGCCACCTGGAGTCTTTCATCTCAGTAGCCGCGTCTTTCCAGCGTTTCTCACGCATGGCTTTCCACATGTTGGAGAACTTACGGACACCATTTGTCCCCAGTTGATAGACCATTTCAAGAATGACCTCTGATACAGGTTGAGGCAAATCGTGACCAACACATTCGTCAATAAGCAGATCAGCCCCCGCAGCAGCTCTGTTTAAATCAATATCGAATAGTTCATCAACTTCTTCCATGGAGATTTCTACACCTTCAGCGTATCTTTCTCGTTCGTGGGACTGAATAAGGTGGCCGATCCCGATCGTAGCCTTGCCTAAGCTGTCCAAGTACATTTGGGTGCGCACTCCTTCGTGCAAACGGACTCTAGCCTTCAGGTCATCTGTTAAATCTATCATGTGTTCTCCTTTAAATATTATAAGTTTTATTTATAGACAAAATTCCAAGAGGTTTCAACATATTTGCTTGCAATAAGTTAGGAATACCTCCTATGCTTTGTGGCATAGGATCAAAGAAACCTTGAATAAAAGGATCTGGATCTCTTGGATATACTTCTCTAGGGTCAATTGTAGGGGTAGTAAAAAGTCTTTCTTGTAACTGTGTTCCTTCCATCATTTGATCTGCACCAGGAATATCAATTTTACCGGGTTCGCTAGATATGGGTCCTTCAACTTCAGGTATTGGAAACGTATCTCTTTGCTTTCTATTTAAATACATTCGTTCATCAGGTAGTTCGAATTGATTAGGTCCTGCTTCAAATCCTTCAAACCTTGGTAACATATTAATATCTTCTGGTGGACCTTCTGCTAATCTTTTTTCAGCCTGACCACCATTTTGCATTTTCAATGGCTTTGTAGGTATTTGACTTAAAGGTGTTACTGCATCAAGAGCGATCATAATGTTCCTATTCCTCTGTTTAACATTTGTGTTGCAATAGCATCATCCAAAGTTCCTAAAGCTAAATCACTTCTTACGTTAGGCTGTATGGGTGTTTGCATATTTGGTTGCAGTGATACGTCAGGTACAAAACCCGTATCATAAAAACGTTGTTCTTCTGTATCGGGTGTTACTCTATCTGATATTTCTCTAAGAGTTCGTAGATCATTAGGTTCTGATCTTCCTCTGTCTTCCATTAATTGTATTTGTTTATCATAAGCTGCATTTTGTTCCATCTTACCTGCAGGGTTTGATATTAAACTTATAATTGACTGATCAATCTCTTTCATAAAATCTTGATCTTCTAGTTCTTGATCCGAAGGCAATGTTTCTGCAGCCCACTTTAAAATATCGTTTCTTCTTGATTTAGTTAAAGGATCTTTTGTTGGAAACTTTAAGGCATCTGTATAAACATCAGTGAAAGCTTTTAGTGCTTTAGGACTTGTTAATAATTTAGAACCATATTTCAACATTAAGGCAGTCATTATTGGGTTCATAGCAACAAAGCCACCTGCACTACCACCGATAGCTGAGCCTAACATAACTCCCTTGAAACCACTCAATGTAATTCTTCTTGTAACAAAAGTTGAAGGATCATTTACTATAAAAGCACCCGCCATGTCTGCTGCTTGTAAAAAATCTTTTATACCTTTTACAGTCACACCCGTACCTTTTAAACTTTCTTCTAGTATTTCAATACCATCTTCTGTATCCAAACCTAGTTTTTTTGCAAACATAGCAGGGCTAAATTCAACCTGTCCAAACTCTAACATTTCAGGAGCTGCTTTCTTTAATCCTTGTTTTTGAATTAGGTCAGGACTAGCTGAGGTAACGTTCAGATATTGATTAGGTGTCATACCAACAGGAAGACCTGTAAGAGAATCATTTAAAGCATCCCCTAATAATCTTCTTACAACTCTTAGTTGTCCTGCGTTTGGAGCTTGACTTATTATAGGAACAACTTTCTTTTCCATTAAGCCAGTTTCTTGATTTCTTACGACAGTTTCTACATCCACAGTTACACCTGATTTATTACCTGCTTTTTTGAAAGCTTGAATTTGTTCTGGTGTTGATTTAGATAATTCTAATAAATGTTTCATTGCTTCAGGATCATTTTTGGCTCTTTGTAAAATGGTGTCAAACATTTCTTTTGTGTACATCATACCGTACTTTTGATCAGGTCCTGCACCGAAGATGTTAGCATTTATTTGTTTCATGTTTGATGCAACTCCACCTGTGTAATCTGGAATGGTCGCTGCAAAATAATCATTAGCAGTAGATAATTTTTTTAAGGCTGTATTAAATACAACGTCATCAATTTCATTACCTACATTCTTTAAGTTTAAAATATTGTGTTCAAGCATAGCAGCTAAGTTTCCTATCGCTTGTGCTTGGTTTTCAGGAATATTTCCTTTGAATTCTGTTTTAAAGTTTACAGCAAAATCATTAAACATTTGACGAAGAGTGATTGCTTGTTCCAAAGTAATGTTTGGATCTAACCTACCTAGCATACGATATAGTTCACCAAAAGACTCCTTAGATCGTGATCCTGGATACTTAAACATCTCACCGCCTTGCATCCCTGGTAGGCCCTCTTCATAGGCAAGTCTTGTTTCGTTGGCTAAGTCTTTAAAACCATCAATATTAATTACTTTTTTACCTTTTAATTTTTTGGCATACTCTTCAAAGTTTTCGTATAAATAACGTTGTGCAGCTCTCACTGACTCATAATTGCCTTGCATCATTTTAGATAGATCCTTTCCTAACATGGAAACGGTTTGTAAAGGTGCTACTGAATTCATCATCTTGCCTAAATACTGTCTTGCTCCCTCTTGCACTGCAGATTGTTGTGTTCCAAACTCTCTGCCAACCCAAGGAAGAACACCAATAACTTTACTGTATGCTCTCCAAAAAGGCATGTTTGTTGCTTGAATAATACCCATAGGCATACCGTAAGTATCTGCTACGTCTGCTATCTTAGCTAAATTCTTTTTTGTTGGGCTAATACCAAAAATCTTGTTACCTATAAATCCTTTTGTATGATTGAACACAGGTCCCATGGATGCTGCACCACCTGTAAACATTGCGTTTAACATGGTGTCATACATAAATTGTGATCCTTGTTGTTTTAAATCAGGGTTAGGTAAATCAATTAAAGTTCTTAAAAGTCTGTTACCTAGATCATAAGCTGTCGCTCCTGCCATTGTTCCTAAATATTCAGAACCGTAAAGTTCTTGAGGTGTTAATAAAGCCATAGGATTTCGTGTACCTATAATTTTTGCAGTTTGTGCAGCTGTTACTCCTGACATACCACCTATCATTTCAGCAGATGGTTTTGAAACTAAATCTTGAGGTAGTTTCATATTTTCAGGTAAAAATTGTCCTATAAAAGGTGTGTAAGAAAAAGGATTTTTAATAGCAAATTCTTTTGCTGCTTGATTGTAATAAAAGTTCATTGGATCCTCTATCAACGCTTTTCTTGTCATAAACTTAGATGTTTTATTTGCTAAATCGCCAAAATATTCCTTTGTTCCTTTTTCATAAGGTATATCGGCAAGAAGAGTTTGTCTGTCACTAGCCTCTATTTTATTTAACATCTCTTTAGTTTGTGTAAAAGAAAGATCAGTAGGAAGATTGTAAGACTTTTTAATTTTATCTAAATCTGCTTGAGACATTTTACCGTTGGGCATCTCTAACATAATAGTTTTTTGATTAGGAGTACCTTTCATAAGTGTAATAGGCTTTCCTTTTTTTGTAGGTGTTAGTACATCAATATTTACTATGTTATCTTTTTCAGCCATTAAATCATCCCATCTATTGATGATGCACTAAATAGATCATCTACTGT